GAGCCATTGATACAAGAGCAGAATTTTGCGATCAACGGGAATGAGTGAGGAACCGTCAGTGGATTTCCTTTCTCAAGCCCGTCAACCGCAGCAGCAGCGTAAAGGTTCTCCTCCCTCTTGCCTCGCAGCAAGAAGGGGTAGTCCCTAAACTCCTTAACAAATCGCTTGACGATCTTCCTGTTTTCATCAACGGAAGATACGTCAGGCAGATTGATCATCTTGGCTTTGACCACCTCGAATAGGTCACGTTTAGTGTCCTGTTCAAGGTTTTCAAGCCTTTCCTGGAAAAGGTAATACTTGGCCAACTTAGACTCCGGTACTAAGTATCCCAAGGTTACCAATTTTTGCAAAACACCAGGTGGCCATTCGCTGTGCTCCTCACGGGGAACAACGATTAGCCTCCTGATTGGATCGTCTTTGGGAATTTCAAAGACTTCTACCATCGTTTCGGTGGCGAAGTGATTTGATTCTTTCAGGGTGCCACGGTAACCCGTGATATCCTGTCTCCCCTCTATAAACTCTTTCATAACCGCGATATAGTACTTGGCATGCCAAGTTCTACTTCGGGAGATGATATTCAGCCAAGACTCGACTGACCATTGTGGTGGTGGTTTCCCAACGCCATTCACCTGCCTCGGTAAAAACAGAGGACGGTGGTCGTCAATCGTCGATAAACATATGTCCTGGAACGCAGACGCCACCGAATAGATGGTGTGATGCGGTCCAGGATCACTTAGCTTGAAGTATTCCTGGTCATGACCCAACAGTGTAACTTTCCCTGTTGGATCAGACGAGAAATCAATCCTGTCTTTTTGCGTTCCTATACACACCCTGATCTTGGGGGTGTCTAGGTACGGCAATAGCAATGAATTTTTGAACCGATTTCCCCACTTCGTACTGTTTATGTTCGAAGTCGGGATATGGAACCATTCTTCAGCGTATGTCCCCCAATCTGTCGTGATAACGTCATCTTGGGGGGACGCTTCATATCCTAGAGCAACTGCTGCTTCTAGGTGATACTTCCCATAACTGGGATGATCACTGAATGCCGCGGTGTCGTCACCGTTTCCTTCCTCGCGTGAAAGGCAGCCCGTTTTGTACCGGGCGTACCTATCTGCGATTGGATGAGCGAGCGACAAGTTCGTTTTTGTCAGTGGATCGCCCATTGGTATACCGTTAACCAGTGTACCAACGTGTTTTCCACGTAACATCAGTTTCTTCGGACCGAGCCAATATCTCTTGATTACCTCAAGTGACATCGGATCGAGTCCTGCTTTTTCCAAAAGTCGCCCCGTCACTCTCCACCCCATTTCTGGTGTGGGGGCGTCGGTGGCCTTTGCCCAATCTGACGTGTAGAGGTAAACCGGTTTCTTATCAAAGATCCAGTTAACCCCTCCAC